GCCAATCATGTGTATTAATCCTAAGCCATAAAATCCTAGTCCTGGCAGAAATTTGAAGTGGACAAAATATTGGATTTTATTTTTCTTTGGATCATTGGGCGCAAAGTTTCGTCTAATAGACAAAACTTTCCTACTACCTTCTTCGATTGTAACGACGTAAGGTAATTTTATTCCAGTTGATTCTCCGTCGGAATCAACATCTTCGAAACCTTCTAAATCTAGATTAACGTGGCATTCTAGAAGTGTGTACAAAGGTTCGACTCTTTGGGATTTTGTAAGACCTTCTACTTCTCTTTCTTTTTCTTCAAGTTCATTAGTAATTGTGCCTGTTGGTTTTGCTAGTTCAATATCAGAATAAAAACCAGCAACTTGTTGTTTTCTTAAATCATTTTCAGAAATTTTTAGTACGTGGATGACTGACTCCGCATCGTCTAATGAGGTTGCCGTGTACGGAACTACTAAGTCATCCGCTGGTACAAACTTGGAGACTGCTCGTCCCAATAAATCGTCGTAATAAACTTTTTTAAATGTAGAACCTGCAAGAGGTAAATAAAATAACATTTGATCAAACTCTGGTTCATACTCTTTCATTTGATCCATAAGTTGATAGTTCATAAAATTTTTAACACGTTGAGATTGCATCTCTTTCATAGGCGTAGATACACCCATGACTTGTGTTCTTACTGGTCCATCTGCAGGAAGTAATTCTTTGTAAGCTAATGCTTGAAATTGTGTAACAGCTTCTGCAAGAACTGGGTGTGTTGCACCTGAAGCTCCTTGGAAAGGTTGAGTTCTGTTTTCATATTTAAATCCTAATAAATCTAAACCAACAATGTAAGCTCTTTCCCAATCTTTTCTCGACATTTTATATTCCATGTAATCAGTTTGTAATTGACTACCTAATGGATCTGTAATGTCTTCTGGTAATAAATCTGCTAAGTTAGCGTAGTGATCTCCACTTTCAGGAAGTGGCATTGCTGTTGGATCAAAATCAATTGTTGCGCCTGTTTCGTCTTCAGTAATTTCTACTGGACCTTTTGGTGTTTCTTCCACAATGTTAACATCAGCTTCAGTCTCGTTTACGACTTCGCCTGGTTGTTTTACATTTGGGAGAGTTTTATCTATTTCTGCCATTTAAATCTCCTATATTTTTTTAACACGATTAGGGACAAAAGGCAACCCATCTGGAAGTGGCCCAGATAAAGGCGCAGGTCCTTGTCTTACGCCGGGTAAACTAGCTATTCCACCACCTGCTGCCATAAAAGGATTGCTTAAATCAAATTGTGTAGTCCTATTTTGTTTTCTAATATTGTACTGTCTCTCTAATTCATCTCTAGCTTCTTGACTTTTTCTCATGTTTTCACGATAAGCTTTTCCTGCATCACCTGTATCTAAAAAAGGTTGTAAAGCAGTTTTAAATTCTTCATTTAATTTTTGAATTTTATATTTACTTCTTATTCTTTGACCTTTAGTTCCTTTTTGTAATCGTTCTAAATCAGTTAATCTATCTCCAATATTTTCTAACTCTGCTCCTTGACCATACTCAGGAAATATTTTTTTTAATTCATCATCGGTAAGTTTTTGATCTAACAATCCAAGAGTCAAAGCATTTTTTAATATATCTTCTCCTGGTCTTCCTCTTGCATAATCATATGCAGCAAACGGAGCTGCAAACAATCCTTCAAAAGCCAAAGCTCCTGGACCTAAAACATTTTTTAATAGTCTTCCACCTTGAATAGTTTTAGTTATAGCTTTAATGTTTGCCTTATCACCATATGTTAATTCTTTTACATCTGTTGTTTTTAATTTTTGTAAACCTTTTGCAGCACATGCATTTAAATTTTGTCCTTTAAAAAATCCAATACGACCACCCATAGCTTTACCAGGACAACCAATTGCTGCTAATCTTTTCATAGCAGGCACGTCAAAATTTTTTGCATTTTTTTTTGCTGATTCTACATTATCTAAAAATACTTTACTTTTTTTAATATTCTCTATATCAATTTCACTAATATCTCCAGAATCTACTAGTCTTTGATAAAAAGGTTTTAAAGTACCTTTTTCGCTTATGTATTGTCTAACAAATTTTTTAGATTCTCTTTCTGTCATATTAGGAAAAAGATCCATTTGATCCATAGACAATGCTTTTCTTGTGCTTTCTCCAAAAATTGTTCCATCACTTAGTGTGGGAGTTTTAAAACCACCAGACTGAAAATGATAATCAGTTAATAATTTATCTTGTATGTCTAATAATCTTTTTTTCTCTGGAAGAGGTTTTTTAGATCTTTTAATTTTTTTAATTTTATTCTCTGCTACGTCTATCTTGTAATCTAAATCTGTAAATGTTTCTTTTGCACCTTTAACACCTTCTTGGCCAGCCATACCTACATTTACCTCTGTAGGTGTATAAATTATACTGCTAGGTGTAATTTTTCTTTTTTTAATATTCCCAGCATGACCTTTTTGAACACCTGTTCCTTCTTCTGCAACTAAAAAATCCTCAACTCCTCCTTGACCTTTTATATTTGTTCTTCTAGTGCCTTTAGTTATTTTTGCTTTTTTTGGATCAGCTGGTTTAATATTTAAAGGATTTTCTTCTCTAAACTTATCTCTAACTTTTATGGCTTCTTTTAAAGTAGGTATATTTGAAAAATTACCTGTTCTTGGAGTAGCAGCTGTTGTTGCTTTTTTATCCTGTCGTCTTATACGAACACCATATGTTCTAAATTTTTTACCTGTTTTTTTATTCCTATAATCTGTGTAAGTTATATTTGGATAGTCTGGTAAAGCTCTATAGCCAAGTGCATTTGTAGTAGAAAGCTTTAATCTTTTTGCATTTTCTTTACGTGTTAAATTTTCAAACTGTAAATCTGTTCTTTCTCTAACACCCCCAGATCCATCTTTAAACCCGATCCGTCCACCTTTTGCATAGAAATGACCAATGTGTCCTTGTCTTTGTAAATCAGCAACTTTCATAACTTCGTTAATACCGCCTAATGCGTCTTCTGCTTTTTTAGTATCAGCATCTTCTATAGTTCCTTGTGATGGAACTGATTTACCAAGGTAAAAACCAAGTCTAGGTTGTAATGCTTTTCTTAAAACAGGGTTTTTAATAATAGGCTCGCTACTATTTTCATAAACAAATCTTGCTAGTTCTCTATCGTTCATTATTCTCCTAACATTCTAGCGATACCGCCTGATGCATAGTCATAATCTTTTGTATCAATATCTGGACCACGATCAGATGCATACTCTGCAGGATTTTCTTCTGCTTGTTTTAAAGTTTTTGCTCTATCTTTTTGTATCATCATTTCTTTTATTGTAGGTTTTTTTTGACCTTTGGCATACATCTTAACTTTAGTTAGATCAGCTGTTAAATTTTTTATGTTATCTACTGTGTTATCTGTGCCCTCTGTTACAAAATCATCAGGACCATCCATATAATTTCTATAATCATTTTCTACCGCTTCAAACTCATCAGGTGGTTTTTTTCCCTTAGTTGTTTCATCAGCTATACCTGGTTTAACTTGTAGTGATACAATTGAATCGCCTTGTTCATTCATAACATTTTTTGTTGCATCATCAATGTCAACTCTAACTGTTCCATCATCTAAATCACGGTAAACTGTCACCATTGCATCATCATCTATTTTTGTTGCATGAACAATTTCTCTGTCTTTAGTTGCAAATTTTTTAGTTACATCATCACCTTCGTTAATAACTCTTGTTACAAGAGAATCAAACCATTCTGGTTTACCTGGTGCATTTGGTGTTTTTATAATTTCTTTTGCAACTTTTTTAGTTGCACCTTTTTTACCAAAACCAATTATTCCACTTTTAACAGCGGCTGTTGTTGCAGCACCTGCACCTAACATTTTCAAAAACAGTCTTCTAAGTTTATCTATACCACCTGCTGCAAAAGATTTTCTATAACCAATTCCATATGACTCACCACCTTGACCAAAATTTTTATTATAACCAAAATCTATTTCTCCACCTAAAAAATCTTTATTGCCACCAATTTTCATTCTATTTAAATCAAACATTAATTGAAGGTTATTACTAATAGGGACCTTAGCCGGTGCAACTTTCATTTCAATATATCTTCTAGCAATTTCTTTTAAAGCTTCTTCTGCTTCATCTGTTTCATAATAGGGTCCTTCGTATTCTGGTCTTTCAATTTCTTCAGGAGCTTGACCACCTGATTTTAAAGGCATTCTTTCATTTGTATCTTCTGCAAGTAGATAGCTTAAACCCATTCGACCACCACCTGCTTTTTTTTCTGGGTCTTTAGGTTTTTTACTCATAGATTCTATTTCTTCTTTAAAAGGTTTACCAAAGTCAACATTTATAACTTTATTAGCATCAATTGCTTTTTGTCTTGCTTCTTGATTAATTAAAATCTTTTCTAGATTATTAGGTTCACGTTTTTTAACGGATTTAAAACCTCTCGTTAATCGGTCTAAAAAATACTGAAATGTTTTTGCTTTTGACATTAATAATACTCTCTTTTCTTAGGTTCTGTTTTTTCGTCTTCGTAATCTTCTGGATGGGGTAGGAAACCTCCCTGCCTGAATCGCATGATTGCCATAGTTGTACTATCAACTAAGTCGTCATGATCGCCAAAAGGAAATGATGCACATTCCTCAATGACTTCTTCAGCGTACTTCATATCGGGGGCCCATATTATTCCTGCCTCAAATAATGGTGCGCATGAATTAACTCTAACGTGTTTATCATTACCACGGCTCGGTGTAAAGGTCATAACTGGAATATCCATCTGCCTCAACTCGTGGGTCAAAGGCGTACCCGATGCTTTTTGTTCAACGATAACCATGTCAGGTTGCCAATATTTGTATTGATCAAGTGCAACACGACGTAATTCTGGAAATTCGTAACGTTCTTTTAGTGAATCTAACAAAATTAAGTTAGGTTTGCTATCTTCGTTAGGATAAAACACACCCCAAGTAGTTATTGCAGAATAATCGGCTGTTTCTTTTTTTAAAAACGCTGTATCCATAGACATAATAATATAATTACAAGTTGGTAACCAATCTTTTTCCCATTTACGCCACCATTCACGTTTTATTAATGCTCCTTCGTCAGATGTTGGCTGTTGCATCCATTGTGCGTTCCATTTTCCAACAGGAAGTGTAGCTTTTACTTTTTCTAGCTCGTCAATGTTCCAATATTCAGGCCAAACAGGTCCATGGTCCATGATTGCCGGAAATTCGACCACGTCCCACTGATCTCCTTTAACTTCTTTTTGATTATTCATCAAAATTCCTGTCAAATCTTTCTTTGACCAACGCGTCATAACTAAAACGATCTTGGCTCCTGGTTGTAAACGTTGTCTTGGACCGGATGTATACCACTCGTAAGCGTTTTCCATGGCCGTTGGAGACAATGCGTCTTGTTCCGAGTGTGGATCGTCAATAATTAATAGGTCCGCACCCCGTCCGGTAATAGCACCACCTACACCAGCAGCAAAATATTCACCACCTTGTGCCGTTTCCCATCTTCCTGCAGCCTGACTATCTTCACGTAGTGTTGTTTCAAAAATTTTTTTATAATCTGGACTGTCAATTAGTGTTTTTGCTTTACGACCAAACCTAATTGCTAGTTCTCCAGTGTGGGTTGCTTGTATAATTTTTAATTTTGGATTACGGCCCACCATCCATGCTGGCAAAAGATAACTTGCGAACTCAGATTTTGTGTGTCTTGGTGGCATGTTTACTATCAAACGATTTATTTCACCAGTTGCTAGCTTATTAAATTTTTCTGCAATGACTCTGTGGTGTGCACCCTCTATAAACTCGGGCCAAACAGCTTTGACAAAGGACATGAAATCATCCTTAGCTTTATTTTTTATTTGTTTTTCTGCTAAAGCAACATCAACTTGCAAAAGTTCTTTTCTTACGTCGGCAGGTAGTTTACTTATATCTATATTATCAAAATTCATAAAAAATTTTTTTAAAATTTTTCGCACTTTTTAGGGTGTTCGACAAGTTTTTTATCATCATTAACTTTCTAAATCAAGCAATTCAACCTAGAGTAGTGGGACCCCTTTTTATAAAAAGGTGTATTGCTTATATAGTTCTAAAGTTTATTGAGATTGGGTCTGGTACCTCTATGGATGTGGGGTAGCGGTAGGCGCGTTAGCGCCTACTGCGGTCGTTGATGATTAGTCTAGTAAGACCATGTAAGCTTTAGCGTTGTGCTTTGTAAACCATTGGATGTCGGCTCGTACCTTATCCCATAGCTTAGATGCACCGTCATAGCCTGCTGCTTTGTCCTCTAGTGTAGCTGCTAATTCATTAAGAAATAATCTATCATGAATCTTAGCTTCTTCTTTTGTTAGCATAATAGATTCGCCATTGAATCTATTCTTTCTTTCTTCTGTTCTTTCTGTTGTCATATCTGGGATCATATAGGATAAGTCTATCATTGTCAACCTACTTTCTTTTCAATGGTCCAACGACCAAAACCACTTGGACTTTCTTTTACTGGATCCTTGATTGATGTTGTTAGAGGCTCTCGTCTTGGCTCTAGTGCAATAGCGCTAATCCAATGCTTTTGCATAAAGTCATTCCAACAACCTTGACTACAAAAGTGGGACCAGACATTATTCATGTTCCATTTAGTCTGGGCAATTCTTTTGGTCCTCAATACCTTACTACCTTTGCTACCTCTTATTCGGTCGAGTGTAGATTTCTCATGGCAACTCGGACCATGGCACCAATTATAATCACTCATTGTTTGGTAGTCCCCCAAACATTGAAGCAAAGCCGGCAAAACACAATAGCAATCCTAGTGTTCTATGGTCGCCAGAATGTATAAAAGTTATAAAACCTAAAAATACAATTATAAATCCTACTAGTACCATTAATAATCTTGCAACAACTTCGCCATATCTTACTTTATTATTATCCATTAATGCCTCACTTTCCACGCAGTATTGGCAGTTCGATATCCATGTGCGTCCATGTCATAATAAACATAATAAGGTACACCTTTTTTTGATGTGCCATATCTGCTTTTATCGTCGTGCTTTCCTTGTCTTGTTATGTGCTTCTTATGTTTAGAAGCCCAATAAGTTATGTAGAATGTTTTAGTCATTTATACCTTTCTTGTTATGGGATAATCCTACATGATTATCCCATAGTTGTCAACTGTTAATTTACTGCTTTATTTTGTTGCTCATATAGTATTCTTTCTGCAATCTTATCTGCTCTTGATTTTTCTTTTTTGTTC